CCCCAGGTTTTTTTTTTTTTACTATGAAATATGATTATAAAGCTCCTCCTGACACTATATCTAAAGTTCCTAAACATATTCTTGATTTTTATGACGGAAGACCTGTTACTTTTATTTTCGGCGGTTATAGAGCAAAGCGAAATAATAAGATTTTAATGGTAGGAGTTAATTTTCACTTTCTTCCATTAAGAACTAGACAACTGTGGATATTTGCGCTTGAGAAAGTTAGTCCCAATTCTTTTAGTACTGGATCTAAAGTTAAGATACCAGCGGAACTTTTACGGTCATTAATATATAAGACTAAATATGGTTTCCGGCAGTATGATATAAATAAAATAAGGGCACTAAGAAAAATAAAATTTGCTGACGTACGAGACATAATGAGATTTATACCTCCTACGCATGAAGGTAAACAATATTATCAAATTGAACAGGCTTATAAGTTGTATAACCCTTATATAACGAGAAATAGAGGTAAATGATGGAATTGAATTTTTTTAATCCTTGGTCTTCAAAATTTTTAAAACTTAGTAAGGATAATGATAAAGCTGCTAACCAGTATGCGAAGCAGACTGTAGGTAAGGGCGAAGAAGATATATCGGTTAGTGATCAGCATATGTTCTATGATGGTCCTGGTTTTGATGTTAAGACTTCTAACATTACTTTTAATCAATATTTTGCCGATAAGAAAGCAAGAATAGGAAAATATAGAGAAATGGCTGGATATCCCGAAATTTCCAATGCTATTGATATTCTTGTTGATGAATGTATAGCGAAATCACCGAAAGGCGACGCGTTCTCATTTGAGTTTTTAAAAACAAATGACATGACCAGGGCTCAAATACGGGATATAAAACAAACCTGGGATCTCACTGTAAAAACTCTACTTAATTTTGATGAAGTGGGTTGGGAACTGTTTTATAAGTGGGTTGTTGATGGAGAACTGTATTTAGAAGTTGTTCTTGATAAAAAAGGGACTGATGTTATAGGTTTAAAGCCTCTTCCTTCATATACTATGGTTCCTATTTATGACAACGGTACGATAATAAAGTATATGCAAATAGAAGACGGAATGGACCCAGTTCCTTTTGAGAAAAATCAGATTCTTTATATATCTTATGGAAAATATGGTTTTAACAAGCAGGATGTTCGTGGGTATCTTGATAATACGGTTCGCATCTATAATCAGCTTAAAACGCTTGAAGACGCTATTCTTATTTATCGTTTAATTCGTGCCCCGGAACGAAGAGTTTGGAATATTGAAGTTGGCCAAGCTCCATCCGGCAAGGCTGACGAATTGGTTAAACAGGTGATGAACCGCTATAAAAAACGCCTCAATTATAATTCTGAAACTGGAATGATTGATTCCGCAAATAATTTTCAAGCATTAACCGAAGACTTCTGGTTTGCCAGAAGAGACGGCGCGGGCTCTACAGTTGATGTCATGCAAGGCGGCCAGCAGCTCGGTGAAATCGAAGACGTAAATTACTTTCTAAGAAAAATGTATAAGTCTTTAAAACTTCCTCAGACACGTTGGGGCGAGCCGCTCGGGGCTAGTGGAACTACATATACGAATACGAAGGATATTGAACGCGAAGAACTTAATTATGTAAAATTCGCCGAAAGATTGCAAATGCGTTTTAAACGTTTGCCTGAAAATCTATTCATATTCCTTCTTCAGTTGAAAGGATATGATGAAAAGTTCTTAGATCGTAAGCGTTATAGGATTGTTATGCAAATGAATAATCATTTCAGACAATATAGAGAAAACGAACTTATTAGAGAAAAACTTGATATGATTAATACTTATGCTGATCTTGTATTAAGAAAAGATAATCCAAATGGAGTTATATCCCAAGAATTCTTTTTGGATTATATCGTTAATCTTCCAGGAAACTTAAATGAAATTAACAAGCAAATGGTTTCTAGTGAAAGAGAACATATTGACGATGAAGGCGGTTTTGAATTGCCTCCGGACTAGTAGTGCGAAACATATTAAAGGAGATATATATGAAGACTAAGTTAATCAATGAAGAAGAGAATATTCAGACTACAACTGGCAATTCCTCTAATACAGAAAATTGCCCTGCTGCTAATGGTACAGACGACCATATAAACCCGAATGAAAACTCCAATATTAATCCAATGGAAGAAAATTCTATTGATGATATGCTAGTCGGCAGAATTTATAAAAATCAATTGTCTCAGACTCGTGATGATATTGACAAAATTATTGCCCATAAAATTAATAAAAGAATTGAAACCGCTAAGGAAGAATTCATTCAAGGTTTAAAATCCGCAAAGGGAAAGTAACTGGAATAATCTATATAATATAGCGAAGGACAGTAGAGTCGACACTATTTTCTGAAACTTTGTTTAGTAAGGATTATTTCACAGAATAAAGAATAAGAATTTTAAAAATTATAAAATCGTGGAGGAAACATGAAACTTATTACGGAAGTAGTTGAGGATTCTTTATTAGAATTTGTTAATGAGTCTGTTGGCGATAAAAAGAGTTGGAAAATAAGAGGGCCGTTCCTTCAATCAGAAGACAAAAATAGGAATGGACGAATTTACCCAAAACAACTTATAGAAAGAGAAGTTAAACGTTATAAGAAAGAATTCGTTGACACCCATCGTAGTCTTGGCGAATTAGATCATCCACCAACACCGTCTCTTAACTTAGATCGTGTTTCACATCTTATAGAAGATCTGTATATGGACGGCAACCTAGCAATTGGCACTGCTAAGATTTTAGATACCCCTATGGGCAGAATTGCTACGTCACTTCTTGAAGCTGGCGTTAAACTTGGTGTAAGTTCCCGTGGTGTTGGCACGCTTAAAGGTAATAGAGTTGCGGAAGATTTCAATTTATTGCATATTGACATTGTAGGTGATCCTTCAGCCCAACTGGCGTTCGTTGATGGTATCTTAGAAAATAAAGAGTTCATTATTAAAGATTCTGAAATCATTGAATCTGCATACGGCGAGTTAGAAATGAAACTTAACAAAAACAGTTCAAAGGCAGTTCTTGGAGATCTTAGAACTTTTTTAAAATCGATTACCGATTAGGAGTTTATAATGTCATTTGAAACATACTTAAAGAAAAAGAAACCGGCCGCGACGAGTATTGTAGAAACAAACAGCGATGGAGAGACTGGAATGATTGAGAAGAAATTAGATATTTTAATAGAAGAAATTCGCGGATTAAGATCTGACATAAAGAATAAGATGACAATAAAGACAGAAAGTTATAAGTCAGAACAACCTTCGGTCAATATACAAAAGAACGCTTGTTTAGAACCGGTAGTGTTAAAACCAATGGTGAATGAAATGGATCTTAGTAGAATAGGACAAATATAGGAGAAAAAAACATGGAATTTAAAGAGTGGCTACATGAAACTCGTCAACAGAATCCTGAAAAATATCTTAGTGATATAAAATTCGCTAATCCTGACAATAAAGAATTGCATATTCATATTGATAATGCTATTAGTTTTGTAAAGGAAAACGGATTTATTCTAAAAGAACATGAAACTAAGATAAAACACATGTTGTGTAAGTGATGCAAAAAAATTGTTGCTTTGAATAATATATATAAAAGTAACTGATAAACCTAATAAGGAGGAGTCCTAATGAAAATTTTTGAACAACTTAAAGGTGTTCTTTCTCCTGAAGATCTAGCTTCTTTTAAAGAAGAAGTTGAAACTGCTATTAAGAGCCAGGTTTCTGAAAAAACTGCTAGAGAAATGAAAATCCTTGAAGATAAAGCCGAGGAATATGTTAACCTTAAACTTGAAGCAAAAGTTTCCGAGCTTGAAGTAAAGGCGGAACAATATTCATCAATCAAGATTGATGAAGCAAAGGCTGAATTAGTAAAGGAATATGACGAGAGACTTGAAGAACTTGAGTCAACCGTTGTAGAGTCTCTGGATCGTTTTTTAGACCATGAAATCTCTGATAGAATTTCGCCCGATCTTCTTGAAGATGTTGCAATTCATAAATCCTTGCTTCCATTGGCGGAAGGATTGAAAGGTCTTCTGGAACAACACTATATCGCAGCTGATACTGATGGTTCAGCTCAGGTAGCTAAGTTGAAGGAAGAAAAGAAATCACTGGAAGAAAAACTTTCAGCTGAAATCGCTGAAAAGATTGAACTGTCTTCTCTAGCTGAAAAGGCGGCGGCCGATTTGTTAGTAAGAGAAAAGACTGAAGATCTCTCGATCGGTGAAGTAAAAAAAGTTGTGTCATTTTTTGAAGGAAAGTCGTTTGACGAAATTTCTAAGAAGATTGATGGCTACATTAAACTTCTGGAAGAAGATACCGAAACAACTAAAACATATACTAGATTGGACGAAGCTTCCGATGACAAAGGCATTAAGGAAAAAGAGCCCGCTGTTTCCGATGCTGCAAACGATCTATTAACACTAGCGAATGGGTTTATGTAAAAAATAAACTTACTTAAATAATAGATATATAAACTAAGATTATTTTAGGAGGACATACATGTCAGTAAAACTCGTAGAAGAATGGAGAAAGGCACCAGGAAGCCTTAACGTTAGTCCCATTACAGACCCATACATCCAAGAAAACATGGCCCGTCTTTTGCAGAACCAGAAAGACAAAAATCTTTCTCAGGAACTGTTTCAAGAAGCTGGCCAATTTGCAACTGGCCTCAGCGGTTCAGGAGCTAATAACCCAGTTCCTGCGTCTGGTTCTGGTTATGGTGTGTTTGGCCCTGTATCTATGGCACTGGTACGTAGAACGTTTCCCGCATTTCTTGCAAATAAAGTCGTTGGCGTTCAACCAATGAACTCCCCAATTAGTCTCGCTTATGCGATTCGTTATATGTATCGTTTAACCGACGGTACTGTTGCACATGAAGCTGGTTGGGATAAAATTCCTGAATATTCAGGTTTTACTGGTTCGACTTCTGGAAGTTCTGCTACTGCCGACTCCGGAACTGGTGTAAGTTCTAATGTTGCAGAAAATTGGTTAATTAAGCCTACTGGAGAGTATCCTCAGCTAACCTTCCGTATTGACCGCCAAGCTATCGAAGCCAAAACACGTAAGCTAGCAACATCATTCTCTTTGGAAGCTGCTATGGACGTTAAGGCAATGCATGACA